TCCTGATACCTTCCGATACAACCCTTGCTCGCATCATGGCGCGTGGATATGCTTTCCAGTTGTCTTTGTCAGCCAACTTTGCTGACCTCGCCATCTCGATGGTCCAGGTGATCTTTGCCGATCCGCCGGATGGATGACTAAAAGTGGCAGTCACCTCTTCGTTGGTGAGCACGTTCCACTCGACCTTGCCCCCCTGCTGCTGAAACCGAGCCATCATGGTTTCTGCTTTGAGCGTTGGTCGACCTTGGATGATGTGATAGTCACGAGCTGCGAGAGCAGGGTGATAGCCCTCTGCTTGGGCAATCAGCATGAGAGCAGTTGCCTGCTCGACAGTCTTCATGCCAAATAGGCCAGACTTGACAACAGCGTGAGCCATTGTCTGGATGTCATTAACGGGTATTAGGTTGCTCATCATTTAATCCTTCACACATAAGATTGGCATATTCACTGGCAGAGTCCTTGATCATCTGTTTGCTCTGATGATGATAAGGATTCTCCCTCTTGATTATAAATGCGGCCATCGCTAACGCACGGTAGAGATGCCACACATCATCATCATTGACTTCTTCATTCATTTGATTAGGAACCTTCTAGATCCGGAAACCTCCCGGACAAACTGATCGTACATCTGGGGATACGCTTCTTGGAATGCTTTGGCATCAAACTTCCTTGATCCTTTGGCAGACTTCCAAGTTGCCAGCACACTACCATCAACAGCCGTCAGAACGTCTCTGTCGCGCATGAAACGCATCACTGCTAACTTGTGCTGCTCCTCTGCGTCTTCGAGGCTCTTACGCTGTTCTGTAAGGCTAGAGAGCCTAGACAGAATAGATTCAAGTTCAGCATTAGCAGTCGCTACAGAAGACTCAGACTGTGGAAAGAGCAACCTTGCCTGCTCTACAGTCTCAGGTTCAGGTTCTGTCTTAGATGCCACATAGCCCCACCATTTAGCACACCACTTAACGTGGTCCAGCATCATGTCTGGAGTGACATCTACCGGGATCACTTGCAACTCCTGGCCTCCCAGTAGAACAGCCAGATAAACCTTGTTGATCCCGTGAACTGTAGCCTCGTGGATGCACTGCACTCTGTCGGCATCCGGCATGATCCCGGATTCATCAAACTTCTTACGCTGACTACCGTTGTAGTTCTTGGCTTCAACGAGGAAACTGCCATCGGCAGAGATGAAGTCAAAGTGAGAACGTAACCAAGGTTCTTTAGGATGTGACATTGCATAGTCAGCGTCCTTCAGCTCAACCTGCAACCTCTCCTGCACGAGCCTGCCTATCACTGGCTGCATGACGTGACCCATCTTCACATTCTCTTTGTCAGAGATGTCTTCAGGAATGATCTTGCCTTGCTTGATGAGGATAGCCTCTGCTGCACGGCCATTAGCTGCCATCCTGGAGTCACCGCTCCACCAGGCGGAGTTACGGATCTCAGGGGTAAAGTCACTCATGGTTGATCTCCACGGCTTTAGGCATAAAGAGTTTGGCTTCTGGCTGGCAGGTCCCGCTGCTGTACATACGCTGCTCGAAAGCGTAGCGGTAGGTCTTGATACCGGAGACGGGATTGATGCTGTGGTCAGCGCCACACTTCGCCATGAGGTGCTTGGGATCATCCAGTGCTGGGATGAACTGCTTGCAGTCGATACAGAGTTTCATAAGATCACCTATAGATAAGATATGAGAGACACAACTAGAACAGAAAAAAAAAAGACTGTCAACTGGTTTCTTTACTTTACCTATGAAAAAGACACCTGCTGGAAGGTGGACGACACCTAGCCCTCCTAGCGGACTAGATGCCTTCAATGCTGGACGGAGCCACGCATACCCGACAGTCGTTCGCTCCAGGGCACTATCTTCGCCACCCTGTCCGGTCTCTCAGAGCTTCCCCACAGTACCGGATATCCCCCATCCCCTGCCGTGTTGACCCCGACGAGATGAGCGGTTGCGTGGACCAAAAAAAAAGACTTACTGCTGCACCCGGTAGGAACCCCGATACGTTGGGGCAGGTGCATGAGTAAGCCTTCTTAGCTGCTTCCTACGGCAACGGGGTAAACCCTAACACAAAAAAAAACCCAGATCAAGTGACCTGGGCTGAACGGCCTGACGGACCGAGAAGAGACAACAGAGAACTCAGAGACTATACCAGTTTCACCTTTCGATTGTAGGCTCCTGTCAACGATCTGACCTTGGCCACTTCCAGGGCTGACCTGCGTCCAACCCAATCACCATCTGCTTTCTGACCTTTCATGTCAGCACTTGACCTGTGGAAGAGTGTGCCGGGATACATACACCTACCTTCCACGATCATCTTGGCCTGGTACTCAGGAGTACAGTCTTCGCAGTAAGAGTGTGCAGGTATAGGCTTTGACATACGAGCTGCTGCGACCCAGCCGGCGAACTGCTTGGCAGTGTCAAAACACTTGGGTGTTGTCTTGTCGATTGCCATCTCAAACTCCAACCTTGATTGTGCTGATCCAGTCATACGGGGCTGTTTGGACGAAGAGTTGCTCATATGACACCTTGGCTTTTAAGACAATCAACTCTTGCATACTTTTCATCTTGCCACCGTATGAGACCCAGTGTCCTGGCTTCAGTAGGTGCGGTACATACATATGATTGCCCAGATAGAAACAGGGCTGTAGTGTCTTCTTGCGGGATTCTTTAGCAGCAGTCATCCTAGTTTCTCCAGGGTTTCAGTTACAGATTGGATAGCGATGGCGATAGTGTCAGCCTCTTGCTCAGGCGTGACGGGTTGGATCTTGAGAATGTAGTAAGCACTCTCCATGGCACTCAATGCTTTCTGCATCGAAGGTTTGCAGTCTTCGTGACCTCTAGCCATGCCTGAGTAGAACGAATGCTCTAGCTCCTCTCTGGCCTCCTTGTACGCCTGCTGGTAGATAGCGTGACCGTACTCTAGAGCCTTCTGCTCTACTTCCTTGTTGGGGGCTTTTACAGCCCTCCAGTACTGCATCAACTGGTAGTCATTCATTCTTTGTCCCTCGACATGAGTAGCATGGCGCACCCGAAAGCGGTCACCAGTCCGATAGCGCACAAGTGGCGATCATCAATAAATGCTCCAACTATTCCGAGTGAAAATGTGGAGACTAAAAGTACTTGTAATATAATATTGGGATTCACGATTACTCCAGATAAGATGGGGGGCTCACAACCCCCGGTAAGATTAGATGGCGTATACGGACCTGTCAGCGCCGTTGATCCACTTGGGGGTCTTGCCGCGTCCTGACCAAGTAGCGCCCGACTGGGGGTCTCGATACTTAGGGGACACCTTGTTCCCAGGCTTAGGTCCTGCTTTCAACTTGGGGGCTTTGTCTAGTCCCAGGTCACGCGCAGTGATTCCGTAGCAGTCGATCATTGCTCGGGCTGCTTCGATCGCCTGCTGCTTCTCCTCGGCCTTGACCTGCTCTGCTTGGGCCAGGATCTCGGCTGCTTTTGCTCTAAGTTCTTCGTACAACATACACTCTCCGATTGAAATACCCCTAGAGGGGCTGTGAATGGCCCTACACGGGCCGAAAAGGGTTGGGTTGATGCTACCCTACCAGCATGGTCTAAGAAACGATCTTAGAGCGTTTGGCAAGGTTCTTCCGTCGTCGCATTTGAACGTCGTAGATAGCATCTATCTGGGTCCAGAGTTTGGCAACGTATGCGTTACCGTGGACGCCCGCTCCGATGCTCAGAGTTTCGTAACAGTCGTGCAACGCACGGGCGAGGGAAACGTCAGATTGGCGTTCAAATTGTTCGGTGTAATGGTTCATTGTCCGTCCTCAGTAGTTATAGGTAAGTTTGCGATTACTCGGGTTTGACCGTCTGACATCACTGCGACGATTTTCAGGCCATCGGGTGTCCGGGAAATCTCCCAGGCGACGGGATCGCCGTCTAGCAGGAGGTCAAGTAGCTGGTCAACGGTGGGTTGCATGGATAAACACCAGATATGATTAACAGATTGTGCGGTGAGATTATCACTCCGTCAAGTGTTAACGCTCAACGGGAACTATATCGACACTACAGAACCCATAACAGTATCGGTAAACAGATCCCGCGTTCAGAACTTCTTTACCCTGGATCATAGCGTTAGGTGAGAGGTAAACGTGACCCATAGCCCACCGGAGTGCTTCATCTGCCGTGTCGAAATCTTGAGTTGCTTTATTTTCAACTTGAACTTGAAATCTGCGATTCATTGTGTACCCCTTAGATGAGATGAGATGTAAGGCAGAGTCTCCCCTGCCTTGCCTTGTCAAGTTATGCCGCGATAGCTAGTTCAGCGTCAAGACTCAGGATGTAATCTGCCGCCTTTTGTGCCAGCGCTGCCGCCTTAAAGATCGCCTTTGCATCATCACGGCAGGCCTTAAGCCAGCTTCCGATGTAACCAGCGTGGCGCAACTCGCCTGCGATCCCGTGTTCCTGACACAGAAACGCTGCCGTCAACTCTGCAACCAGTTCCTCGAAAGCGTAAGCAGGATTCCCGAACTTACCGCCGAACTCACGCTCAAGACGATGTTTCGCGCCCGTCCAATGGCCTAGTTCGTGAAATGCCGTGCAATAGTAACTCGCAGGAGAATCGAAAGACACTTTGTGCGGCATCTGGATAGCATCGTGAGCAGGAGAGTAAAACGCAGCGTCTCCGCCGTGTCGGATAACTGCTCCCGTCTTAACGATCCGATGTTCTGCCGCCTGGATAGGATCAAACGATCCCGAAACAGTAGCGACGGGAACATCCGCACCTTCACACTGAGCAGAGTTGAAAACAGTGTAGAGACGCAACACGGCGAACTGCTTTTCTTCTAGCTCGCCTGCCGCGTTTGCCTGCTCTTTTGTAACCGGCGAAAAGAACACAATCTGAGTGCCCTTCTCACCTTTCCGAACTTGTGCGCCACGCTCTGCCCATTGTTTGTAGCTCGCCCAATACGGTGTGTATCCAGGCATCATCGAACCCATGCCAAGCACTAGCCGGTTTATCCCTTGGTAAGCCTTACCGGAGACGATGTTTTTCGCTGCCGTACTGTCAGCCTTCCAAGGCTTGACCCACGGCGCCGCGCCGCTCTCAAGCTCAGCAATGATCGACTCTGTGATCTTTTCGTAACCGTTCACTGTGCACCTCTCGATATGATTTGATTTGATACGCTCATCAGTACCGGCCTAACCGGTAGACCCTCTTTCGAGGGTTTCGCGTTTTTAGCTGTCAGAGTCTGATTGCCAGCATATCCATGTACAGCGACATCGGAGTTTCTACAATTAGGATGCTACCTTCACGACGCGCCACAAGCTTAATGTTGCCGATGTCTTCAAGGTAGATGCCATCGATGGATTCCATGCACTCCATCATCGAATATTCGTACCCTTCACCCTCACCAAACCCTACCTCACTGTCGTTACGGTAGATTGCTGTTACTGTGTACATTTTGTTTCCTCTCTCTGTTTACCGGTTCACCGTGAACCGTTAGATAAGATATTACCTGACAAAATCCACTATTTATATTAGAGGAAACCCTAATGTTCATCCATACAGTAGTCTACCTGTACCTACCTGTACCTACCTGTACAGTGTCCCCTATATATACTATGGGTACAGTAATGAGTGTCCTATAGGTTCTACTGGCAGCAGATACCGGGACAACAGAGTGGGGCTGCCACTTCCCCCGTTCATACGTTTTGGGGGATTCTTCTTACACGGGACACTGGACACTTCCCGCTCTACCCTTCCCGCTCTACGCTCGCACTAGCTGCCGCTCCACGCCTACGCTCTACCCTGGCTTTGGCATGGGCTGGGACGCGCACCGATGACCGTGCTACCATCCGAGCATCCCGTGGCCCGATGAGGTGGGTCTTGACCCCCGTGTGTGCGTGCACCCAACGCTTCTCCCCCCCAAGAAAAATTCATGTCATTTAATCTAGCTCAGTTCTACAAGTTCTGTAGTGAACTTAAAATAGAGACTAAGGAACATGGTCTCAGAAAGATGGATAGGTTATTAGGTACTCAGACATATATTATGGATGAGATAGCTAAAGGTCTACAGGATGATATTCATTTCTTTGTGATATTAAAGGGTAGACAGTTAGGGATAACTACTATTTCTTTAGCATTAGATCTTTACTGGCATTTTGTACATCCTGGATTACAGGGTACGTTGACTACAGATACGGAAGAGAACAGGGATATGTTCCGTAGTACCTTGTCTATGTATATAGATGGGTTACCCAGAGAATATAAAGTGCCTGTTATTGCTCACAACAGAAATCACATCTCGTTGAAGAACCGTAGTCGGTTGTTTTATCAGGTGGCTGGATTGCGTTCTAAGGGGTCTCTGGGGCGCGGTAAGGCGATAACGTACTTGCATGGTACTGAGACATCCAGTTGGGGAGATGAGGAGGGCCTAGCGTCTCTCTTGGCGTCTCTTGCGGAGACCAATCCTCAGAGGTTGTATTTGTTTGAGAGTACTGCTCGTGGGTTTAATATGTTCCACGATATGTATGTGACTGCCAAGAAGGCTAGAACTCAGAGGGCTATATTCTGTGGGTGGTGGAGAAATGAGCTTTATTCTGTAGAAGCTGAGACGGATGTTTATAAAGTTTACTGGGATGGTAAGTTAACTGGGGAAGAGAAGGAATGGGTGAAGGACATCAAGAAGTTGTACGGGGTGGAGATCAACAGCAGGCAGATGGCGTGGTGGAGATGGAAGCTGCACGAGGGGATCAAGGACGATGCGTTGATGTACCAGGAGTTTCCTCCTACGGAAGACTACGCATTCGTGATGACTGGTACGAGCTTCTTCTCAAACTCCCGGTGTACTGACGCTGCCAAGAAATCTCGGCAATTACATCCAGAATGTTTCCGCTATGCTTTTGGGGCAATGTTCCAAGACACAGATGTGTTGAAGTCCACAGAGAAATTGGGGACGCTCAAAGTCTGGGAACAGCCTATTGACACGGCCTATTACGTCATTGGTGCTGACCCTGCTTATGGATCATCTGATTGGGCAGACCGATTCTCCATCCAAGTGTTCCGCGTCTATGCGAATGGCATGGAGCAGGTGGCGGAGTTTGCGACCAGTGAGATGAATACCTACCAGTTTGCGTGGGTTATTGCTCATCTTGCCGGTGCGTACAAGAACTCAACTCTGAACTTGGAAGTCAATGGTCCCGGTCAGGCGGTAATCAACGAGATGCGTAACCTCAAACGTCTTGCTGCCGCGCAAGGTACTGCCGGTCACGGCATCATGGATGTGCTGGGATCTATGCAGAACTACATCTGGCGTCGTAACGATACGATGTCCGGTCTCTCCAACTCTATTGGGTTCCTGACCACGAGTCAGACCAAAGAGCGGATGCTGACCTACATGAAAGATTACTTTGAGCGTGGGCTGATGGAAGTAAAGTCTATGGACTTGCTAGACGAGATGAAGGGCATCGTTCGTGAGGGCGGGTTTATCGGTGCGCCTGGGCGCGGCAAAGATGATAGAGTCATTGCCAGTGCGCTCGCTGCTGTTGCCTATGCCGAGCAGGTTCAACCCAGATTGATTGCCATGAGACTTACGAAAGAAATCTCTCATGCCCAAGAGAACCAAACGCCAGAGCAGATCGCTGCTGGACGTAACGTATCCAATTATCTAAAACGTATCGGGATGTACGGTGGCAGCTCCACACACTGATCTCACAATCGTATCCATTTACGGCCACAACGATGGCGCTGTTGCCATCCCAAGTCTCATCGAGAGTCTTGCCCAGTTGCCCGGAAGCCGGGGTCTGCTGATCTCTCTTGAAAGACCTCCTTCCTTGCCAGACCATATCGCTTGGAAACAAACAGCAACTCTGGATTACTTTCAATACTCGATGTTCTGTATGTACTGCCTCCAGCATTACATCGAGACTGAATACTGCTTAGTTGTACAAGATGACGGCTGGGTGATCAACGGTGAGAACTTCACAGACGAGTATTACGAGTACGACTATGTGGGCGCACCTACTCACATGGGCATCTTGGGCGACCAAGCTATGTTCCACTTCTCGTGGGTTCACGTCAAAGACCCCATTGTTGTGCAGAACGGCGGGTTCTCTTTACGATCACGCAAGTTCTTGGAAGCGCCGTCCAAGCACGGCATTGTCCACAAGTTGTACAACCAGCAGCCGTTCATCAACGAAGATGTCCAGCTCTCAGGCTTACTTCGGCCTCAGTTGGAATCTATCGGTGTGAGATTCGCCCCGCTGAACATTGCCAAACACTTTTCGATTGAGTACATGGGTCCAGGCCTACACGATGATATTGACCTTGAGCGGCTTGTCGGTCACCATGCACCCAGCAGAAAATTGATCGGCCACAAATCCATTGGTTTGCGACACACCTCAGAAGAATGCGATAACGTCTTTGGTGAACTAGACTTCCTCATGTTTTTGCAAGACAAGGGATACAAGTTTGAATACCGTAATTCCTAAAGAAGAACTCAAACTCTTGGTTGGGCGATTCCTAAAGGATAAACAGCGCGGTATTTCTCTTCAGAAGTTTGCTGATCTATGTGGGATCTCAAGAGAATACTTGGCAGACGTTTTCATCTACGAGAACTCACCCATGAGCGAGACAACCCAACGTCGGGTCTCCTCTGCTTACCAAGCGTGGCGAGAGGGTCGAGTCAGGATCATGAGACGCAAAGACCAGACCCAATACGTTGACTATCGCAAGGTTGCAGAACCTGTTATCTTCTCGCACATGGGGATCGTAAAGTCCCCTGACGGATTCAAACTATCTATCGGCCCCCGTAATCGTCACGATTACTCTTATCCTACTTTGGACGAATCATGAGCGTACTCCACGACTATCTTTGCGCGTCTCACGGCCTCTTCGAATCTTATGAGCCTGAGTGCCCTATCAAATTCTGCACAGCAGAACTCAATATGGTTTTCTTGAAACCAGTTGCTGTCAAATCAGACAAGACAAAGCAGGCTGATCGCAACCTGCGAGGCCTAGCCCAAGACTTTCAGATGTCAGATATCAAATCCACCCGCGAAGGTGACACACAAGCCGGTTACCATCATCACAACGTGCCAGAACCAGAAGTCAGAGAGTCTCGCCCAGGCGATGCTGCGATCTGGGGCGGCAATTTCCAAAACATCAATATGCAAGCAGCACTTGCCGGAAAAGTCGCCCAATCCGTTCGCGGTGAGTCCGTTGGCGTTAACCCCAAAGACGCTGGCAATTTGACCGGACCAAAAGCCGCGAGTTACATTGCTGACCATGAGAACTTGGCAATAGCACCATGAGAATTCCGAGCGAACCGGTAGAACGAGAAAACTTCTACCTAGACCTCATCCACAAGTGCAGCGTTTCCATGCCGGAACGCCGCACCGATTACGGAGGTCTTCGCTCGTGGTACTTGTTTGGGAATGGACCGGACGAAGCCCCGGCCATGTACAACAAGATCTTTCCTCACATAGATCAGTTGTCATCCTTCCTCTACTCTGCCGAAACCACCCGATTCTCCATAGACTTGGGTGCGGCAGTACCA